AATGCATCATCAGCCAGGGCTTCATGTGTTTTAAATTTAAAGAAGTCACCTATCTTTGATCCAAACAATGCATTGGGTAAAGACTTTGTACCTCCAAAAAATAATCTTCCTTCATGGAATGTGCATGTTCTTGGAAATCCTCTAGTGCTAGAAAATACATCTTCGTATCCAGTTTCTAATTCCCAAGCACCGGAAGCTATAGCAACATCCTTTTCAAAAAAGGGAAACTCAGTGACAACCTTTATGACAGTTGATGATGTAAACTCAACAACCCTGGCCCTACCAAAACCATTTAAAACATTTATATACTGATCAACATTTCCTGAAGAAAACACTCCTGATGATGCTGTTAAGTTAACTGTTCCATCTACGGCATCCGGAGTAATCGTAGCTGAAGGATTACTTGAAGATGTTGTAAAGGCATGTTTAGGTGAGGTGAGGGATATAGTTGCAAAAGTCCAGGTTGAATTACTACCACCTCTAACAATAGACTTAGGAGACATATCCTCATGGACCAGGATTAATGTATCAGCACTTTGAGTAAAATATAATCTATCAAGATCAACATCACCCAAGGCACAAACTAAGAAGTCGTTGCCTGATCCATTTATATTGGTGATTTGCTGACCATTAGCAAAGACAAACATCCTGGTATTGCTAGTTGTGTTTTTAACAAACACCAGCATATAAGATTGTGTCGTAGAAAATTCAAAAGGTATAAGCCTAATACCATCTAATGTTGTAAATGATCCACCCAGGTGAGATGAAATATCCAGCATGAATCTAAGACCAGGCCGTCTTTCAAAACCACCCTGGGGCAGTACGACTACGTTCTGAGCTTTTTCTAATGCTGATGCATATTGTGCTATATCTATTCTTGCATGCAGAAGAGGATCAATCTCACCTACAGTAAAGTTTGACTGATACTGAGTAACCCTGGCCATTATCTAACATCCGTTAATAGGTAGTCAGCTATAACTGTTTTTGATTGCCCAGCCCCATCTATGTTAATTGCTTGTCTAAAATATCCACCTCTCATATTCTCAGAAGGTGTTCCAAGTGCTATCGTTCTCCAATAATCACTCTTAGTCGTTTGATCTGTAACCGGCTCGGCTAAATGCCAGGCCATTTGATAAACAAGCATTTGTACAAAATATGAAGGCAAATCAACTTCAGATACCAGCCTTTGATAATCTAATACTATTGTTGTTTGATTTGTAAATAACTGATCACCCTGGATTTCATATTCGGTTATCTTAGGTAATGTGCCGGTTGATAAAGAAGCATAGACAGCCCTGGGAACACCATTAAACATATCTGATGGTAATTGATAAGCGTACAAATAAACATTTGTTGGTGCTGTCGTTAGACGGCCTATTTGTTGTTTTGTCAAAGTAAATGACCAGGGATACATTCCCAGGGTCTGAGCTTTAACACGAGGATACAGCACTGAGCAGATCGAGCTTGGGGCAGTGCCGTCTGCAAAGGAAGTGATTTGATTTGCTCCAAGTAGAAGGAGAGCTTGTGAACAAATGCTTACGTCAGTATCACCTTCAGCCATATCCTCGCCTTTTAGTTTTTAGTCGCTATCTGTCATAGCCACTGTAGTGCCATCTGTAACATCAACAACACCGGATGCATTAGATGCAACCATAACAATACTCATTGTTGGTGTACCACTGTCATGTACAAAGATAACATCACCTACAGACAAATCATCAGACATGTCGTTGAAATAACCGGCTGTGTTTACAGTAGCTATTGCATCGGCTGATGTATAAGTCCACATTTGAGGGGCTACTCCTTTTTTGGATTGACCACCTATTGGGTTCATACCAGTTCTACTAAATGCCATGATTAACTCTCCCTACAAGTTACATCAACAAGACCATTCGCATCTATTACGATTGCTCCGGCTGAATACATTGCTGTTACTAAGAAGGAAGTTTTCTCAGGAATGTAGTTGACCTCTGTCTTTGGTGCGATACCAACGGCACAACCGATAGCATCTCTATGGAATGCTAAACATGTTCTGTCATTAGACCCATCTTTTGGAAGTCCACCTTCGTCACGATCACCAATCATGTGAATAGTGAAACCCATAAATGAGTTTACTTCACCTCTGACTAAAGCCTGGACTTGAGCAAAATCTGCTGATATCGCTCTTTCATCGCCAAGCAATGATGCTAGTGAGTTAGCATGGATAATCATGTGACGATCTGTAGGTGGTACTGACTTAGCATCCATTCCTTTTTTCGTTGCGATGATTTTTCCTACATTCAAATCTGAAGCACTGGCAGACCCACTGGTCACCACAGTATTAGCCACTGTAGTACCGGCAGAACCAGCTATTAATGCATCAATAATGATTTGATCTTCTCTTCTTCCTATTGCATTTCCAACTAACTTGGCAAGCTCTTGTCTTTCATCAAAGTTGATTTTTGCCTGATTAAAAATGTCTGAATACTCAGAAGCAACATAATCAGTAAGAGTTGCAGTTACACTTGAAAATGTACCATTTAATGGAACAACGTCAGTTGAAGGTGTTCTAACTGATGCTGAACCTTTAGCCAAGATCGGAAACTTTGCAGTGCTACCTTCCACTCCAGTTCTCATACGAGCAACATTTCTTAGAGTGGCAGATGCCTGATAAGCTTGATGAACCTCAGCTTCAAACAGCGTTACAAACGCTGGACTTAAAGTTGTAGCCATAAAGACTTCTCCATAGTTAAATTATTACATCGTTTTGGTTACCGGAAAATCCGACCTAAACTCTTTACTAAAGCATGATCGGCTGACGAGAGTTATCGATCTAATTAGACGATACACCAAGATATAGTAGTTTGTAAAGCCTAGAATACATATCTAGTATTTATACAGTAAATTTAACCATAAGCTTGCTCAAAAGCTCGCTCAACTTTCTTTCTGTAAACCGGATCAGATTGATATTTAGGATCAGCTACCATCGCCTGGAGTTCTGTTTTATCAGGCATATCACCAGGTAATGACACAGTTGGTATCTCTTGCTTGCCATTAATAAGACCTCTAAGTTTTTGCATCACTCTTTGACCTTCGGCAGTACCACCCAGCACTTCTAACTCCTGGTAATCGGTTTGAGTCAAGACACCATCTGCAACAAGTTTTTTACTCCAGTTAATATTAGACTGAATTATTTCAGTAGCATTAACACCAAGCTTTTCTTTTTCCTGAGAAATATTTATTTCTTCTTCTTGCTGTACACCACCAGTAATTTCTATGACCTTATTGATTAAACCGGTAACAGATTTATTAGATAGTTGTTTTTCTTTACCAAACTCCAAGACGGCCTGGATGACGGCATCATCAGGATCAACAGAAATTTCAGATAAATCATACTTATCAGGGGCTGTCTCGCCTAGTTTTTTCTCCAGGTGATTAATGCTCTTAGCCATGTTCTCAATGTTTGGACCATCTGTTTCATCCCAAAACTTTTCCGGAAACCAGTCAGGCCTTTCATAGACTTCGCCTTCTCCAACTTCTGCTTCTTCTCCAGCTTCTTCATTTTGGATGTGAGAGATTCCTTCTTCTTCATTGGCTACCTCGCTTTCTATATTCCCAGCTTCTTCGGCCATTAGACCTGAAGATTGTTGTTCTTCCTGGGCTATGTCTTTTTCATCATTCATTACTGCATCTCCTCATACGTTGAATAATTTCTCTTACAATCGAGTTTTGCCCCTCTCTAGAATATCCATAAGAAGGTTCAGTTCCTGGTGTCCAGGCTGGTTGATCAATAGTAATAGATCGTAAATGATCTAAAACCTTTTGACCTTCTTCTGATGTAAATACTCTCATGTAAGCTTTATCGATCTCACTAGGCTCATTTTTAAAAACCATTTGTGGATCATCAATGCCTTCCCAGCCACTATTGCTGTTCAGGTATCTGATCTTCTGTGCCTGGTCCTGGTCCATCCATCATTCCTTGTTGTTGTGCTATTTGCTGGGCTTGTTGTAACAATGCTTGTCTTTCTTCCGGTGTCGTTCTTAAAGTTGCCGGTATGCCAAGATTGTCAGCTATAAAATCCATAGCCTTTTCCTGATTCATAAATAACTGACCTTGTGGTCCAAGGCCTTGCAGTATCTGCATATAATTTAAAACTTCTTGAACTTTCTCCATATTCTGAGCCATAGCAAGAGGAGCAGTCGGACTAATCTTGACTTGCAAACCATTGACCTTCAACGGCAGTTCTATCATACCAAGCTCATTCATAAGTTCTAGTGTACGTCTTACAATCGGATACATAGTCTCAGATATTAATCTGCCAAAGGCTGATCCTAAATTTTGAGATAACTGCTTCATTCTTTCTTGTATCTCGGTAGCTGACCTGGCAGACATATTATCCGGTGGCAGACTTTCATCCAGCATGATTGTCTTGATAGATGATATAAGATCATTGCTGGTAAACTGGGTAAGCTGAACGTCACCTGATCTCGGTAGGGGCTTGAGAGATTCACCTTGTGGACCACCATTCCTAGCCACTGGTATGATAGCTCCTGGAACTATACGAACAGTATTTGGATTTAAAACACCATCATCACTAGCTGTAAAGACACCACCAATAGATAAACTCGCATTCTTCAGGGCAAGTTGTTTGGTAACATTTAATGATTTAATATCAGGCAAGGCCAGCAATACCGGACCTCTTCCATATCTTTCACCGGCTGTCTTGCTGTATCTTGAAATAACCCAGGGAAAACTTTTAAGTTCTCGATAAACTAATTCATCTTCACCATTATCAGATATGATTTGATAGTGAATGTTGCCGGTTGTTTTATCAAAGTATGTACCTTCAATCAATTCAACCATTTCAGTTGGGTCTTCTCTATATCGACTGACCATAGAAGGTGGTATTTTTATATCAGGAAACTCCTGGTCCAAAACCTCAAAAGGTCTTTTCATACGTCTATAAACTCTTTCGACACTGCCGTTAGGACCTTCATCAAAAGAAATCAAAAAGGTTGGAATACAGCTATATCGTATTGGCTCTACATCATTACCAGGTTGAATCAGTAAGACAGCCGTTCCAATAGCAAGTTCTTGTAGAAACTCACCAATAGCCAGGTCAAACTTTGATTGTCTCATAACTGAGAACATTTGCTCAGAATATTTATCCAGTATTTGCTGGACTTCTATTGATCTTTCTTCAGGTATTTGATCACCTGGTTGCAACCGACACCAAGATTGCTGGGGAGGAAATAGACCGGATTGTATTCTATTAGCAAACTTCTGTGTCGATTGCATGGCAGTGGAGTCAAAGACCTTGGACATCTTATCTTGCCCTGGCACATTGCCTTCATAATATCCATCATATAAATTTCTATCCGGTAGGGCATATCGGTAGGCATCTTCGTATATTGATCGCCAGTGAGCTTTTTGACGTTCAGCATTTTCATATCTTTTTTTGAGGTCTTTTGGATTTAATTTTGTCATGTCTTTTTATGCCTATTTGCAAAGTTTCTAGCACTTTCTTTACTTCTAAAACCCCACGCTTTAAGAGCTAACGCTAATCTAGTTGGCCTTCCTTTTTCATCCTTCTCCGGTCCTTTCATCCCACCAAACCTGGAAGCAAAAGATACTCGTCTGCCATCTGTTCCGGTTTTCTGTGGTCTCTTGAGATTTGATCCTTCAGTTTTTTTAAAATGTTTTCTACCAGCTTCATTCAATCCACCTTCAGGGTTCTGAAATTTTTTAGCTACCATCGGATCGGCCTTTACATGCCGGACACTCAAACTTTACTTCATCATCCTCTTCTATCTTGGCCATAGCAATTTTGCAGATAGGGCAGATAGGCAACCCTTTTTCAAACTTTTTAGGATTACGAGGATACGATCTCATGCTCTTGGATTTCTACCTGGCCCTAATGTTCTTTTAGGTGCTTCAACACCAGTTGCATCGCCTGACATAAGCATCTTGTTACGCTTACTTCTAGAGATTTGCCTGGAAGCTATCTTTCTTTTTTCTTCAGTTTCTCGCCTTTCGGCTCTTTCTTCTCTTTGCTCTTGCTCTTCAATCTCTTCAGCACTTGGACCTGGAGGAGGTTTTGATCCTCCGAATAAACCACCCATTAAAACAATCTCCCATAAACATAATAGTCTTTGATATCAGGGCCATATCTTTTTAATAAACCCTCACGATCAAAGTAACACATCTCCATCCACTTAACGGCTCGGTAATTTGACGAACAAACATAGGTTTGAAGCCTATGAAGCTCTAATTTCTTTGTTGTATACTCAAAAAACCTTAAAGCACCTTTATGAAAAATCATTTTACTTTCTTCGAGATCATGTGTTGGAAGCATCCAGGCTTCAGCTACTCCCTTCCATAGAGGATACAATCCCCATATAACGATCACCTTGGCATTTCTAATAGCTGTAAATGATAAACCCTCGACACCATAATCTTCAATATGTGGCCTTCCATATCCTTCTAAGACTTCTTTTTCAAATGATCTAAAGTTAGCCATATGGATATGTCTTTGATGAAAGGGTACTATCCTATGTTTCATACCATCGACACCCATGACATCCATTATTTCTTCTGATGTAAACATAAATCACCTCATGCAAATACGTTAAAATCTGTTTGGGCTACTATGGGCTGGGTAAAAGTTCTTGTTCCTCTAGTCATTCGTCTCATCTCGCCACCACCGAGCAGACAATAGCCAACACTATCACCGACATGTGAATGCTCATTTTTATTGGGCTTATCTTTGAATCTTTCCTGGCCAGCCCCTACAGCTACCCTGGTAAAATGATAACCACCGGATAAAGACTTTCTTAGTCTTAAACATTTTCTATTAACCAAGAACCCAGGTTTGCCTTGTATCAATCTATTCATGGGCATGGCCACAGCTTCTCGTCTAACCTTAAAATCATTAGTGGCAGTCGGCCTGGCTAATATCCCATTGGTTTTTAAAAACTCAAAAGATGTCTGCTCATAGATACCTTCTCTAGATGCACCAGCCGGATCACCCCAAACCATAAATTCATTTTTAGGAAACCTGATAGCCATTTCTGATTTTAGAATATTTACAAATCTATCCAGGCCCATATCAAAGGTGACAACTTCATGCAGTACATGCCATGCTCCATTCGGCATTTTCTGAGCAAAGACTGCCGAGGGTGTCAATCCAAAGTCTAATCCAACTTGTACTGGTATATTCTCATCAACCTCTAGATCAGCCGACATTGTACTATCATCATATTCAGGCCATACTGGTCTGCCTTCTTGAACGTAAGTATACTTGCCTTCAGCATAACATCTTACCCAATCTAGATTCTTACCACCTAGCAACTGATCATAATATCCATTCGGCAGATTATGTAAGTTCTCAGCTTTAGGATTAGTTTTAAACCATTTACCACCAGCCGATATATATCCCTGGGCTTCAGGTATTTCTTTTGGAACATCTTTCAATGGTACTTCAAATACTCCCCCTGGTTGCCGGTAAAAGTTCCAGGCAAACTTACCTTTAGGCCTTTCTTTTTCAGCCACCTTATACAGCCAGTGATCATCATCACATGGGTTGCTATCCATCCATATACCTCGCCAGGTACACCCACCATCGGCCATAGAAGGATATCTTCCTACCCTATGAGACAAACCATCAATAACAGCTTTTGGAAGCTCTCGTGCTTCATTGACGAATGCCCCAGTGAGTTCAAGACTTAACAATTTTCTAGTGTCCTTGGGTTGATCTAATGCAAGAAATATAACTTCACAATCTATACCGGATGCATTCCCCCTGGCCGGCAGTTTCAAATGATGTTTGATCGGTGGTGACCAGTGAAGCCCACCCCAAATATTCTCAGGGAATAATTCTAACCAGGTTTTTATCGTAGTGGTTTTGAGCATAGGATAGCTGTTTCTAACAACAACAAATCTTGAATATCTAATACCATCCCTGGGAGAAGGTTTTTGCTGTACAGCCCTTTTAAACACTTCAGCACAACTAGCATACGACTTGCCTGATCCCACTGGACCAATTAATCCTCGAACAAAACTATCATCCTTTAAGAACTTCCAAACAGTCGGTGAGGTACTAAAATCTAAATTTAATTTATCAGGTTTTTCCATCTGTCGGTCCTACCATGTTAACTTCTAT